TCACGAAAAGACTCAGCTAATTTATATTTGCCTTGAGCTATTCTAATTATTTCCGTTTCGCCATTTACGGCTTTTAGTACTTCTATTATATTTTTTATCATACCTTGTTTAGTAATTCCATACTGCTTTTACCGTTTTGCAAATTGGTAGTTATAGAGTTTATTATATATGTATTTAAACCGATTGTAAACGTATCATTTAATTCAAAATTGAATAGTATATTTAACGGTAAATATGAAGTGATTTTTGTAATTCTTCTGCTTTGATTAAATATGTCTATGATATATTCACTATGAAAGTCTGAAAATAACGTATTTGAAAACACTTGCGTAGGCTGATACTCGTTTAATTCTTGACCAAAATTTATGTTTATTTTGCTAGTTGTTGAATTTAACGCTAGACTATTTGAAGGTATCCAATAAAAAGCAGTACTTACAACTAAACTAGTACTTCTTTGAAAACTTAAAGGTGTTCCGTTTGATTTAAGAATAGCATAAAATATTAAAGGTTTTCCTATAAATGGCTGTTCATTTTCATTTACAGACCACCCCCATTGTATGTCCGTATTTGATCCACTATTACCGTTTAACAATCGTTCAAATTTCATATGTTCGAAAGGCACAGAAACATTATAAACCTCAGTAGACGCGTTAAAATTTACTCCTCCACTACCATCGCTATCTGTTCCACCGATGTATCCCAATGCACCCCAATTAGATCCAAATAATTGATTATGCTGTTTTGCAAAAATAGTTCCAGTACCTTCATATTTATATAAAATTTCTTTATAAGGTAAAGCCACATTTACTTCGCTAGTTTTTTTGTCAACAGATTCTGAAATATTATAATTTACAGGAGCGTTATTACCATTAATATCAGCAGCCGTATAATAACTATTACTAATATTAGATGAGCCTTCTAATGGTCTTACTACTATAGTAGAGTTTTCGTCTACATATGCTACTAGATTAAACATTTTAAAAAGACCAGTAAGAAATGACATTATACTAACATCAGGAATCTGTTCAGCAGTTACAAAATCAAAAACTGTATTACAACTAAACGTATTAGTAAAACAAAAATCAGTATAAGTTACTGGTGGATTGCCTTGTATATTTCCTTCAAATGTCCATCCTATAGAAGCTATAGTCATAGCTATAGGATGTATTATACTTACGCTATAATTACCATTAGCTACTAATGGAATACCGTTTAAATTGTTTATTACTATATTCCCATTTGATGCTGCTGTAGTTAAAATTCGTACACCATTAAGATTTACACCCACCTGATAATCTGTTTGATTTCCCGCACTAGGTGCTACAGTTAAAGTATTTTGAAAAATTTGTGACGGAGGTGTAACTAAATTACTAGGTATAAAAAGACTATTTCCATCTCTTTGTATGTGAGCAGGAGTACCAAACCAGGTAGGATTATTTGTTGTAAAACTCGATATTTGTTGAGGTGGTTGAACTGATCCACTTTTACGATGTAACCACATATATAAATTATAAAATGTGGGATTAGATGTACTAAAAAAATCTCTTGAGAATACTATATTATTACTGTAGTTATTTGCTGTTGTATATTGAGATTCTATTTCTAGAATTATTTCATATAATCGAATAGCAAATTTTAACTCATTAAACTTTACTCCTTGTTGCGCTCCAGTATAAATAACATTATCAGGATTACCTGTAATAGCTGAATTAAAAAATAATCTTTGAGTATGAGTTATTAGAGGAACTATTAATTTACCTCCATTTATTGTATTACCTAAATAATTTTTTATTGTCCCTTCTCTATATTCTACAGTATAGTCAGGACTAGAAAATGGCAAAGAACCTAATTTGTCATCGCCAATAATGTCAGGTAATTCAACAGTATTTCCAAAGAACGTAATTTTATAAGTATGTGCTAAATTGTTTTTTAAGCCAACACCTTCTAATTTTATTCTACCAGTTTTAAATGGTATCGTATTTAACTCAATTTTACCAGCTTTTTTTATTCGTGCATCAAAACCATTTACAATATCAAAATTATAATAATGCTTAAAAATTTTATTATTTGTACTACTCGCTGGAACATTGAAGGTCTGAGTAAAAGAAGTAAAAACCTTAGCAACGTCTTTAATATTTTGAATAGTCTGCGTTATTGTTATAGACTCATCTTTAAATAAATCTAACCTTTCACTTTCTATATATAATTGTAGTTCCTGCATTTATCGGATGTTATTTATATAGTCAAATGCGTCCTCAAATTCTATGACGTATTCTATTAGACTGTCGTTTAAATTTGTTTTGTATTTTATTGATGAGGTTTTAACTATCACAGGAATCGTTTCTAAGCTATTTGGCTGATCGTCTTCAGCTCTAGTGTACCAAACGTACTCGCTTAATAAAAGCTCTTCAAATGCAGCGTTCATATATTCAGGATAATAACCACTAGATAAAGTATGTTTTTGTTTTGCTCTAGTATTAAATAATTTTGTTGGCGCATTAGTCTGAGAAAAATTTGCTGATGAGGTAAGAGTATTTGATTGAAAACTTTCGTTTGTTCTAGAAATATCTTTAACAGCTTTTAAGAAAAACCATAAATCTTGTAGTACTCCGTATTTATTTATAAATGTAATTTTACGTCCTGTTCCGTATTTGGTACATCCGATTCTACTAATTGTTAACTGACCAGCTATCGCTGTCGGAGTTATTGCTGTGTCTGTAGCACTAAAAGGATAAAACGATACAACGCCATTATAGGTAATTCCAGCAACAGTACCAGCAACGTCAAAAGGAACATATACAAAGTAGTCATCGTTGGGCGTTCCTGTAGATGGAAATTTTTCAGGCAATAACCAGGTAGGTCTTGTTCTGTTTTCAAATGGTAATACAGGATTTTTACCGTCTGTAAATAGTCCGTAAGCCTCCCAACCGTCTCCTGATAATGCCAAACCCTCTGAATTTAAATTAACTCCTGCGGCGGTTTGTGGTGTATTTCTTATTTCAAAAGAAATTTTTTGAGGTGTATAATTTGTACCATCAAAAGTTATGTTTAAATAATCTCTTAATAATTCAGCAACCTCTATAAAACAGTCAACACCACTTGACGCAGGTTTTATGATTGTATATAATACTGTTGTTCCTGTTAATATTCTAAACTTAAATTGTCCCAATGTTGCTGAGACATAATTTGTCGTTGCGTATAATGGTGATCGTAATGCGTAATTTGTAGCCATTTTTTATTTTTTTTGTCCGTAAACCATTTGTGATTCTATGTCTGCTGCAAATGCTTTTGATAATTTTAATTCGAATTTATCTACTCCAGCCTTAAAAGGTCTAGAGAAAAATGTGTTTGCTTTAAGTCCCTGAAAGTATATTTTCTTAACTATTAAATAACGCATAGATTTATATGTCATAAAACGACCTAAGTCATCACGCCATCTTAGCTTCTTTTTTTTAAGCCATTCTTCAATCCCTTTTGTTAGACCTCCTTTTATACCTGTTCCTGATCCATATTGAAATGGTGATTTTGCTTTTTTAGTTTCAGGATATGTAGAGTTTACTCCCTTCACCCCTCTGTCAACATATACGCCGTAATCTTCCATCATAAATTCGACTAGCATTGCTTCATTATCTTGAATGACTTTATAGTCTAATGAATTATACAAAGCTCCACCGCCTTTTTTATCCTTTGTCAAATTTGATTTTGACTGCTGAATAACATATTTAGCGTATTGAGTCATTACAGACTCTAGTTGTTTAAATGCCATTTAACAGATGTATATATCATTATAAATCATAACTGTCATAGTAGCACTAAAACCCGCTAATTGATTCTCAAAACGATCGTAGAAAGGTTCTAATGTAGGACTACCGTCTAGCTGATACATATCAGTATATAAAGTTCCCATTCTTAACCTCTGAATTAATCTGTTAAGGACTGCTAGTTGTGTGTTGAGAATATCCTGGACGTCGTTATTACCTGTAAATCTATCGACTGTAAATTCCTTTGACTGGTTTACAATGTCACAGGCTAAAACAGTAATGTTAAATTTTAAGACTTGCTCTTCGTCTACTACGTTATTTATAATGATATGACTAAGAGGAAATATATCCTGTTTATTTAAGTTGACATCTGTAATATCCCCTATAGTACAAGTGTTAACATTTACGTCTTTTAACAACTCTGTTTTAATTGTTTCCGTTAATTGAAAAAACCCTCTTACTCCCTGATTTGCCATTATTTAAAATTCTTTTTTATTTGTTTTGCTTCTAGTTCTGATTTCTCTTTCATATATTCTAATGAGTATAAACAACTATGTACATTTAATTTAGTGATATCTTCAAGTCGTCTAATATCCCCCTGTGCAAGTCCTGAGAAAAGAGCTTGATACCATCCATATTTTCGTGAAAAATTTGCTGATGAGCTGAACTGTCCTTCTGATGTTCCTCCAAATAGATTATCATAGTTTTTGATAAGTCCAGTCCTAAATTGTACAAAAAAAAAACTGCGCCTAAGACAATATCTACTGGCATTTTGTTTAGCTTTTCATTTGATGTTATGTCATATTCTTTTATAGTATATTTTTCACCTATCTTTTTATCAATAGGTCTAAATAGTACATTCATAGCTATTAGGATGTTGTCCCAATTTCCTATGTGCGTATCTAAATCTATGTACTCACCTAAAGACATATCGTCAAAATCAGGTATTAGTCCGTATTCAATTCCGTCTAACTTAAACCTTCTAATTAATTTAGTCTCTTCTTTAAATATAGAATTTAGTATTTTTGTTATCTTGTCTGCTTCGCCTACTTTTAAACGTAGTACCATTTCAGGTTCTAGATTACAAAATATCTCGATCATTTTACATTGAATTAAATAATCATTATCGTAATTCTCTTGAACTTTTAAGAACTTTTGATACTGCTTTAAAGAAATCTCACTTAGCTTATTTGGTATTAGTAAATCTGCTTTCATATATATATAACGTATTTTTAGTTAAACTTTGTACTGATTAAATTAAATAAAAAAAGGTAGCCATTTCTGACCACCCTTTGGATGTAAGTATCCTGAGCTATGCTTACATCATATCCGCATCGTAGCAGCTATTGCTACAAGTTCCCCTATCTTCTTGCATTGGTTTTCCGCAAACACCACATTCAAACTCAGGCTGTTCGTGTGGATTTAAGAAATCGTCCCAACTCATATGACGTTTATTTTACCATTTGCAAAATGTTCGCACACTAATCCTGTTTGTAATATAATCACTTTAGTAGGCTTTAAATTAAATGCTACTAATTTCGTTTTAATAAATCTCTTAATTCCGTTCATAATTATTTGTCTTTGTTAAGGTTAATAAATGTCGCTAATACACAAAATCCAATACACATAAATAGTACTAAATATTCCATAGTTGTTATTTTAAATTAATTTCAGGTAATCCAAAAGAATTAGTTGTTATTTTAATATCTTTTGGCAATTTATTTTCATCGTATCTTTGTATGAATAAAGTTGTTGCATCAATAATATTACCTTTGTAACCTGTATCAAGTAACATTTGTATGTAAGCCATTGTGTCTTTACCTTTTTGTAAATTAGGAATAAATTTTGTCATTTGTTCTGTCTGTTTTTTTACTGGCGTTATTACCAATACTCAAAGATAATACTTTATTTGTTATAAACAATAAATTTAATAACTTATTTTAAGATAGGTGATAAATTCCTCTATTTGGGTTCTGTAATTGGTAGGAGACAGAATATCTAATTGCATCGATTAAATGATTCCAGGAATCTTGAGGTGTCTTAGACTTCTTTTCTAACCAAGAATAGTTGTTTAGTTCTTTGATTAAATTAATACTGCTCTCATCCACTATGAGGTCATAATCTTGTAATAGAGATATGCCGTATGTTATTGATCCTTGTCCTTTAATTGCTTTAACGACGTTACAGCCCTTTGATTTTATTTCTGATAGTAGACGAGGTTCTGCTGAGTCACCTACTATTAGATCCCTTCCTGCGTGTTTTAAATTGAGTTCTGCAATCTGTGTAGTAGTCAGTCCATTTAGGTAAAAACATTCCTTTAAATATATCTGTTTATTTGTACTGTCAATATTAACCTCAACCAAAGTAGAAGGATCGGCAGCAAATCCGTAATCTTGTCCAAAGACAGAAACACCTACCTTTTGAAATTGTCCTATTTTCCAGTTGCTAAATATTACACCCTCAGCTTTCGATAACCAACCACCTAACATTTGATGTTTGTATTTATCAGGTCTTCTAGTTTTAATATTGTCTATCTGCTCTAAATAGCTTTGTGATAGATTGTCGATGTTGTCTAAGTATGTCGTATGTATATAGGTCGTGTTTCCTTTAGTTAAATTACTAGCCTCCATTACACCCTTGTCCTCAAAAAAACGTGAGTAAATCCAATGCTCTTTTGTGACTGGGTTCAATATCATTATTACTCTGTTTTGATTTTTAAGGTTTCTCACAGACAGGTCAATCTTATCAAAGATGTTTTCGTCTACTAGCTCTTCTGCTTCGTCCATCACCCAGGTGCTAACATTTGTTAGAGACTTCAGGTTTGCCGTTTGGTCACCCGATGAGGTCTTAATACCTTTAAAGATTATCTTGCTTCCTGAGTGCTTATTTATAATCTCGTCTTTTGTGATATGAAAATCTGCCTCTTTGTTTAGAGCTTCTATCTTCTGTATAAATTCAGGTATGATAGAAATGTAAGCTGAGGCTAATGTAAATCTAGTAAACAAAATAGTATGTCCTGCCTCGTATGTGAGTAGGACTAATAGCAGATTAATAGAAAATGATTTACCTGAACCTCTTCCACCAGTTACAATGAAGTATCTAGAATCCGCGTTCTTAATAGGTGCGTATTTTTTATTTACCTGGATCACTTAAATTCGATGAGGTCTTTAAAGTTTACTGTAAAGCCTTCAGACGACGTTATATCAACTGACTCTTTTGGTTTTCCGTATCTATACCCAAAGTATAAAGACATAGCCCTAGAGTCTCCTTTTAGTATCTGCTGACCTAGTGTTTTAATCACCTCGTCATTGTCAATGATGTTGTCTAGCTTTTCTATTAGCCTTACCTCATCTGCTTTTCTTGGTCTGCCAGATCCTGCCCTTAAACCACCATTTTTTTTTCTTTTATCCATAATTGATATTTTATTGATTAATCAATCTTTATATATCTATATAACGTAATTTTTTACTTTATTTATTTCCATTCCCAGCTTTTTTTCATTAACTTAATTCTGTCCTTTGCATCTACTATTTTATTGTCAGGAATATCTATCACTAATTTTACCAATGGGTTTTTAAGTTGTTCTTTTTGTTTTAGGTATTCTGCTTCTAATGTGCCGTATTTATTTTCCAGGTAATTTACTTTGTCTATTTCGTCTAGAGGTATTTTAGATTTAAAAGCAAATATGTTTTCTATTATATCTAATGTTTTATTGTCTTTCTTATATATAGGGTACATCTTAAATAGGTGCATACAATTAGCGTGATCCATATGTTTACCCTGAGAGATAAAGAAAGCAGCTATAAACGTCCATCTCATTTGTAGTTTGTCTCTTAGTATATAACATAATAAAGCCCTGTGTTCTACAAAGGCTTTTTTGCGCGTATTTTCGTATAGATTAATTCCAGTAACAGATATAATTTTATCACCAATTTGTAAAGGTGTTAAGTCTTTCATAATTTATTTAGTTCTTTTTTATATTTATTTTTGTGATATTAAAATAATTCTGTTTGTTTTTCGTTTTCTTTATTTCTAATTCCTAAAACAGTTTCAAGGATTGTTTTACTAGCTTCATAGTCTACAAGGTTTCTTGCAATTTTTATTTTACTTTGATTGCCTTTATAACTACTTAAATCTATTTTATGAAATGCTTCTAATTTTTTTAATTCTCCATTTGTTTGACATAAACCGTTAAAATGTCTTGATTTTATATCATTAGGTAAATTGAAGTTTGTCCAGTATAAATGTCTATCTCTATTTTTAGCACTAATTAATGGCTCATAGTATGGTATAACATTTTCTACAACATACTTTCCTTTAAAATAATGTTTTAAAAACAGTATTTCTTGATATAGTTTCATATCTGGAAAAATTGCCTCTGTTTTAGTATCGTAGTTTGAACTACTCCAATACCTTGCTCGACTATGACTAGGACAAGGTGGAGAACTCCATATAAAATCAAACTCTTTATAGTGGTCTAATAGATATTGGTGTGCATCCGTTACAATTACCCTATCATTAGGGAATCTTTCTTGGTACATTCTTGCTAATTCGGGATCAAGTTCAACCGCAGTAACTTCTAAGTTATCTGTTACCTCATCCCATTTATATCTGTTACCACCTAAACAAGCATATAAATTTAATATTTTCATTCTGCTGTTAATTTTATAATTTATTTAGTTCGTTTTGATATGCTTCTGAAGCTTCTTGAGGCGATTTAAATGTTCCTAAATGTATTCTTTTATTATTAATATTAATTTTAGCAACCCAATTTTTTCCGTTTACTGCTACTCCAGTATATCCGTTTTTGTTTCTACTATTTTTAATTATGTTTTTTCTTGGAATATCTTTACAAATTTTAATTCCTAATATGCTTAATAATTTTGCTATCATTTTGTTGTTAATTTTATAATTTATTTTTCTACTATTAAAACCCCATTTCGTTTTATTTTTGGTTTTCTACCCTCTTCAACAAACCTTTCTTTTTGCTTTTTTCTAATAGCTTTTTGTTTGTTGTTTGGTTTATCTTTTTTTAATGGTTTAAACTGTCTCATTAGTTTGTTCTTAATTTTAAAAGGTGATAGCATTCTATATATTTCTGTCTTGCTTTTCCCTTATATTTTTCTTTAAATAGTTCGTATAATTTTCGCGTATATTGGTACTTAGTTTCACATTCTGAAAAGTATTTCTGAGCAAACCTGACTCCACGTCCCTTAAAGTAATTGACGCAATCAGCAGAATCACCAACCACCATTTGAGCATAGAAATTATATACTGCCTCGTCTTCGCTTACGTCTATAATCTGTCTAGTGTTCCAATGATAATTGTAAATTATTGCTGGGAATTGTAAATAGTCTTTATCACAACTCACTATAATTACTTCGTCGCGTCCTATGTCTTGACTTATGTTGTACCAATACCTAGCAACCATATCGTCTGTTTCAACTCCGTATCCTGAAATGCTGTCATATTGTTCTTTTACGAACTGGTGCATCTCGTTTAATAATGGAGGCAGATTATTATAATTTCTATTAGACTTATATTTTTTAGTAATTAATTTTCTGAAATTACCTTTTGATCCGCTAAAGGTTAATACTTTATCGACGGCGTATATTTCCTCTAAGTGATTTACAATATTCATATACTGCTCGTCAAACTTATTTCGTGCGTCTGCTATGTCTGAAAAGAATGGCTCGTCTTCAGGTGTTTCTCGTTTACGATAGCAACTGGCAAATATTAAACTGTCGGCGTCTATTAAAAGGATCATATATCTTTAGAATCATTTATAGCTTGTTCGTCAATATCCATATATTCGTCTTCACCTTCAACCATTAAATCTAATAGCTCTTTTTTTATTTTACCTAAATAATAACTTTGCATTTTATTGTTTTCTTTTACAACTTGATTAATTATAAAAGGAAGGTCTTTAAATAATGAGGCTACATTAAACACGATTGTTTTGTCTTCGTTTATGTCTCCGTATTGCATATACATCTCACCGTCTGAACAATGTAGCGTATGTGTTTCGTGTACATATACGTGCGAATTTGATTTTGCTTCTAAAAGGTCACCCTCTAACTCTGTAATTCTTTGTTGTAAATTTTGAATTGCGCTCATTTTATTGTTATGTTTAGTTTTAAATAATTTTTTGGTCTGTCTGTCTTCTTTATTTGATAGTTGATAATAACGTCTGTAATGTTTTTATCGTCTTTTATATGGCTTTCTATCTGCTTTTTGATATGTATTAACACCTCGCTACTAACCTCCATTTCTTCTATCTTTTAACTCTTGTTCAATAATATCCATAGAATCTCTAAAAGTATTCCCTATAATATTAGTAATACTTTTATGCTGTAATTTTTTTTCTATATCTTTAACTGCGTGTTTTACCATAAATTTAAACGTATCAGTTTCCTTATAGTAATTAACTAGCGTTTTAGCTGTAAGAGCTATACTAATTAAGTTTCTGTATTCGTCGTTTGAAATAGTAACTTTTATTGATTCTGTCATTTGTTCTGTTTTTAAATAAATATTGAATGTGAAGGCTGTAAAATACATCTAACAGTTTCTCTATCAAATGAATCAAAATGAAATTCAGATAAAGGCTTAGTTTCTATAAATTTATTTACAGCACTTTTTATTTTATTAATAGATGCAATAGGATAAATTCCATTTTTGTCATTATAAAAACTAATAACATAATCAGTAAATTCATTAATAAGAATAGGATAATTTTTCATTTGTTCTGTTTTAGCTTAATAATTTATTAAGTATAAATTCTGCTTGTATATCATTATTAGCATTTTTAAACACAAAATCAACTAATCGTGATTGTGAATATCCATTAAATAATTTTGATTCTGCTTCTAAAAATAATTGTTGAAATTTCATTTGTTCTATTTTTTGTTCCCTACAAATATATAACTAATTATGTTATAAACAATAAATTTAATAACTTTTATTCTTTTTTATTTAGATTTATCCTAACAGCGTCGTTTTCTTCTAGTAAATAAACGTCTTTTAATAATTTATTTTTTGTCCACATTGTTGTATCAGGACAATATTTCTTAACTGACTGAGGCAGTTTTAAATTATTTAGATAATACATAAAGTTCCCTTTAGTATCAAACACATAAAAAATCTTAACTACGTCTTTATCTAAAGCCATTAGAGCGTCGTATTTGTCTTTCTCTAGCATTTTGGTTGCATAGTACTTATTGCGAAATTTCATCTCTATAACGCACTTAATTCTATTTCCGTTTTTATCTTTCTTTGGCGTATATCCTATTGCGTCATATACAGTAAAATCATTTTCGGGTTTTTTTAAATCCCATCCGTCCAGGTTTAAAATTAATATTACTGCGTTTTCAAATTGCTTAATCTTTTTGCTTTCCATTGTCCCAAATCGTATTCAAATCTTTTATCCATTTATTTATTGTTTGAGGTGAACAGGTGCAGGGCTTAAAATAAGAGTGATTAAATTTGACGCTGTGGAGTTTTGCGACCATCTCAAATTCGGTTGCTGTAATGACATCGTTTTTACCCATTCTAAATTTTTCCCAGTCTTTGTATTCATATTCGTTAAATTTTACCATCTTTTAATCTTTAAATTATTCAGTTTATTTCGTCTTTTGCCACAGTTACACTCAGTACCTCTTGCCTTATGATATTTGTCGACAAGGTATTTGATGCCTGTGTATTTTGTAATGTAGAAAATAATGTCTCCTAGTTTCATAATGTTTTGTATTTGTATAATAATTCTTTTTTAATTAGGTATGCTTTTTTATATTTCGTATCACCTTTACCAATAAAAGTTGCGTATTTTAATTTGTTTTCTAGTATACAGCGTCTAATATTATTTAATAGAAACCAGTTATAAATGTTACCGTCGTATATAACCCACCATTTAGCTTTTGAAGTACTTAAAGCGGATGGTTTATTATTAAATTCTATCTCTATTACTATATTATCTGTGTATAAACTTTTTTGATCTGACTTTACCTCAATACCGTAATTTAATTCAGGGATAAATATGTCCCATTCTTTACAATAGCCGTCAATCATATGAGCTAATGGGTATTTTTTTTGAATTTTATCTAATACATATGACTCATAAACTTTACCAGCCTCTAAGTCCTGTGAAAAGGTATTTATCATAAGAGCTTTTTAAGTTTATCCTTAACTTTTTTGTGCGTAAAATAAAGAGCGTAATAAGGTATTTTTGATTGTCTAGAAAATTCAGCAATACTTTCGCCGTCGTTTATAATTTCAAATACCCTACGTTTATACCATTCCAATTTGGACAGCTCATCTGTAATAATTGAGTATGCTTCTGAATAGTCAACATCGTTATATAATTGACTTGTTTCGCTATTACTTTCAAGCCACTCATCCAAACAGACCATTTTAATGTTTTTAGATTTTCGTTTTAAGTCTATAAATAAAGTTTTTAATGTCTTAAATATATAGTAGTAATTAAATTGTGATAAGTCTTCGCTATAAGTAAGATTTAAAGTCCCCTTTTCTAACTTTAATATTATTTTAATATACATTTCCTGGACAATATCTTCAGCAATCGTTTTAGAGCAGCCAAAGGTTTGTACTATTTCAACCCAGGTTTGATGTTTTTTACTAATTAATATTATTATATCTCGATTCATATTACTTTAAAGGATCATACAGGTCATTAACCGTTTCAGGCAATCCGTTTTGATTAACCTGAAAGCTAAAAGTTTCAAAAGGATAACCTCTACTACGTCCACATTTTACGGTCACATAGTCTTTGTTAATAGTGTTTGCTTCTAATTTAATTGTCAGCTCAGATTTTTTTTCTAGGAAACTTCCTAAATGACCAGTACCAAGTTTTTCACTACCAAATGATTGATGTATCACCACCATAATATGACAGTTGTATCTTGACGATAGCTCCATTAATTTCATAGTTAATAGATTAGACTCACTTATTGAATTAGAGTCAGCTAAGAGGTCTGCGACACCATCTATAATTACTAAAGAAGGAGCGTCTATTTTTGTTTTTAAATAAAACTCAATAAATTCCAGTCTCGTTTTGTAATCAATACCTCTTAAACCAAAGGTATGAAATTTTGAGGAATCTACTTTTGAGTCCATTTCGTAAATTCTACGAAAGCAATTACTCGAATGCCACTCAGATTGTTCAGTATCAACCCATAACAAATGTCCGTTGCCTCTATGACCTTTTAAATTACCTCCATATATGTTAGTTCCGCTTAAAAATATTGAGGCTAATAAGGATACAAAAAATGTTTTTTTCGTCTTTGGCGGAGCTGTAACAGTCGATAGGTTTCCATATGTTATTCCTATTGGCAAAAGCAAATCACCTTTATCTGATTTTAATAATTTTTCACCAAATGATAATGCTACTGGTGGGTATTCTATTTTCTTTTTGGGATCTACATAGCAATCCTCTACGATTAATTGCATAAGCATATCGTGTTCTATTTCTTTGTCTGTCATTGTTAAATTTTAAGAACAAAAAAGGGTATAGATGTAAAAACCCATACCCTCTTATATTAATTAATGGATATTTCTAAAAAGGTAAATCGTCGTTTCCTGAAATTGATTCAGGAGCTGATTTATTTTCTTTTACATCGTCCCTTTCAACTAACATAATTTTACCACATCCATTTTGTGCGTCCTTAATCCACGATACTTTTGCGTTTCCTAATGTAATTCTAGGAATTTTAGCCTCTCGTTCTTCTTTTGATTGACTGTCTGTAATCCAGCAATTAGTTCCAAACCTAGTTTCGTCGTTAATTGATATAGTGAAATTGTACCATACTTTTCCGTCCTTACCTTTTTGAAATTTTTCTTTAGGCATTGCTGCCACGTTGATTGATGCGTTTAAAATAGCTCCCATAATTTAATTGTTTTTAGTTATTGTTGGTTTAAAATTGTCTGATTCGTCTTCACCGAAAACTCCTAATTCGTAAAAGCCTGTAAGTTTTAAAACTGCTCTTGACATAGCTCGTTTCTCTGCCATTTCAGCAACGTACCAACTATTACAGTTTCCGTCTTTAAAATCTTTACCTTTTAAAGCGCTTCCAAATGTCTCTACTTTAGCTCCTTCTTTTTTTGCTACTGCTTTCATAACTGAAAAATTAGGTGTGCATTGAATTACCTCATATTGAATATCAATTTGTTCAATTCCTTGAATCTTGTCAATTCCTTGACGAGTGATAATTACATAATGCTGATGCTTAAAAACATCGTCTTTTGTCAAATCATATTTTTTATATAATTCTAATAATTTGTCTCTGTTCATTTTACTGTCTGTTTAAAGTTAATATTTACTATTTCCTGATTTAAGTCATCAATTTGAGATTCTAAACTAATTATTTTATTAGTAAGAGATTTTAATTTAATTTCCTTTTCTAAAATGTCAACTCTTTTTATTAATGCTTTGATACGATATTGCTGTTCCTTTAGCATTTCGTTTTTTACCTCGTGAGATACGTTATATCTTACATCCATTCTAAGGTATCTTTATAAGATTTCTTTGCTTCTAGCTCTCTGTAAATTTGCATTTGAGAAAACGCATCTGATTGCCAGGCGGCGTGAGCTAATTGAATTTCTAATGTAATGATTTCTGATTTTACTACTTCTAATTCTGTTCGTAATGGCATTTGTTCTGTTTTTTATTGTTAATACTAATTGTTCTGAGCAACAAATATAAACAAAAAAGTGAATAAAAAAAACTCTAAGACAAAAAAAAAGGTCAATATAAAATTAACCCTCTTTCTCTAACAATAAACAGAACATCCAAATATACTGTTTTAGATTTTATCCACAAAAGTTTTATATCTTTTTATCATTTCTATAATTTCTGCGTCTGAGAGTTTAATAATCTGTTGAGCTTTTATGTGAAGTCTTCTAGCCGTACCCTCGCCAAATTTAATATCTAAGTTTTGACCAAAAATAAATTGTTCGCCTGCTGACCACAAGTTGCACTTTTGGCACTGTGGCATCACATTGATTTCTGACCAGCGTGTGCTATAGTGTCTTCGTGATTGAAAGTGACCTGCCTGCATACCATCACCCTTCCATTTTTTCTTAACTCCACAAGTAAAACACGTAGCTATTCCGTCTATAGAATCTTTTAGTCTTATATAAGTACTGAAAATAGTATCTAGTTGTTTTACTAATTTACTTCGAGTGAGTTTTTTTGCCATTCATAATCCAATTTTAAAACATATAAATATATGGATTTTATTTTGGTCAATCTAAAAAAAAGTAATAAATTTGAGTTTTTCTTTAATTCTAATGTATAAGAAATTAAAAAAATAATAGTAAAATCTATAGAAAAGTAATGGTTTACGCCCTGTATGCTATTTTTAAAGCTACTTACTTAATGCTTTAAATTTCTCAACACCTCTAGATCCGAAATAAGCTACATAAACAGTAATTAAAAGTGATTTTAACAAATCAATCCATTCTGTAGAAACTCCAAAGTCTATATTTAAAGAGTCTAATACAATTAAAAAAACCATTGATACGGTTAAAAACAATAATGTTAGAGGTCTAGTATTTTTTGAGAGGTATGAATCGCTTTTCATATCTGAATCCCATCTTTTTGATATTTCCTGCATTTCGGTAATATCGATATCTAGCATTTTTAAGGCTGTTTCTTTGTCTTCAACACTTAGTTTAGTGTCATTTGTAATTAAACCTCTTAAAACGCCTAAATAACCACTCTGAGGCAATGCATCACCAATAGACGATCCTAAATTTATTAAGAATTTTCCAACTTTAGTTTCAGAAAACTTTTTTGGAGGTTTCATTTATTTTTTTTTTGATTCATTAAATACCATTTATTTATCGTGTATCCAATGACAACTAGAGAAAGTAGTATTTTTAATCCTATTTCGATTGCTGTGAAATTTACAACCATTGCCAATCCATTAAGTCCGTATATTTTTAAATCTATTATTTTCATTTAGCACGTTTTACATTCAGACCACGTATAATAGACACCTTTTTTTTGTGTAATTAATACCTGATTTCTGTTATCTTTT